CACCTTGCCATGCTTTTTGTGGATGCATTGGTTGGTCATGAGTTGGTGCAAGGATCCGGCAAAGCAAAGAAATCTGCTCCTCAGCAGAATGGACAGTTGATGGGATCCCCGTTATCCTTTCCTGTCCTTTGCCTTATTAATGCAGCCCTAACCCGATACTCTCTTGAGCTTAATACCGGGCGGGTTGGCATGATGGACCTGGACTCCTTTCCTCTCTTGATCAATGGTGATGATGTGGCATTTATCACAGATCGGGATGGTTATGAGATTTGGAAGACGATCACGAAGATGGGGGGTCTTTTGTTTTCGCTGGGAAAGAATTTTACCTCGGAGGACTTTGTTGTCCTGAACTCCTGCATGTTTGAGCAGAGAGGCACATATGTTCCGCAACCAATGCGAAGTGCCGCGACATCTCGTCGCGTTCCCCCCAATTCCGTTCGGAATGGGACCGATGGGACGATTGTTGAAGTCGTCGTTCCCCTTACCCAAAGGATGGCGGATTATGAGCTAATTGTGGCCCATGGTTACGCCGATCAGGAATTGTTGCCCTCCTGGTTAGAAGCCCCTTATTTGGCTTCCCGTCGAAATATGTTCTCTGTTTCCCCTTACCTGAACCCCGATTATTTGGGTCCCCAGAAGTGGTGTCCAGCGAGAACGGAATTCTCTCTTGAACTCGAGGCCTCCTCCACGCGTGTGGAGGCTCACAAAAAGAGTCTCCTCTCCGCTGATGAGGATGCGGGTGAGGTTTTTGAGAAGTCGAGTGTCGTGGAAGCAGCAATCCAACGCTCTGCTCACCTCATTCCCGCCTTTCGACGTTTTAAATTGCGTAATATTGATGACCTCTTTAAGCCTGAGGGTTACGCGATTCTTCCAGGCCTTCAGAAAGCATGGCTTGGTTCTTTCTCCGGCGAGTACCGTCACCGATTGAACCAAGTCTTCCTGAAATCCTGGGGCCCTGTTCTCCGTCTCTCACAGGGGACGATGAAGCCCGTTCGTGGTGCTGCCATTTCCTACACAACGGATTGGTGGCTCCCCACGGGGTTGGGAGGCCTCGGCCTCGAGAACACTTCCCCCAGTCGAACCATTGGAGATTCTTCCAAGGCCTCTCGACAGCTTGCTGGTTGGTTACTCCACCACCCCTAGCATGTCCCAGCTGCGATGCCTTGCATCAAGTTCTCCGGTGAATTGTCCCGGATGGCTCAGAAGAAGCT